CCGTTGAATTTCTCGCCCCGCCGTAACAGCGCCGTGATGTAGGCCCGGTCAGCATCAGGCAACTTGTCCATTGCCTCGGACCAGATCATTTTTTTTGTCGCCAGCAACCCTTGTGAGCTAACCAGATAATCAAACGTGACAAAATCCGTCTCTTCCACGCCTGACAGGCGCTTGAAGCCCCGTGTCACGCGGGTTTTGGACGACATGAAACTATAGATTTTCTTCGCCACTTCCCCCGAGATCTCCCGACCCTTGCGCAACTGCTCCCAACCATTGACAGCGTCACTGATCTTTTCGCTTATTGAGCGGTGGCCCCGGTAGTTAAATAAGTAACCGCTGGACTTGAGGTCTTGCGCGACGGGCTGAAGCTGGTATCCCGCTTGGGACAGGATTAGCCAACTGCCCTCGGACATGTCGAGGTAGTCAATCGTGTCCAGCCGGTTGACGTTACCCACTTCTGTTTTGGGCTCGTAAACTTTAGGGAACCGCCGGTGAATACGGCGGGCCACGCCTTCAGCGACCTGATGCACGGACTTGGGGATTCGGTACGACTGGGTCAGTGTTTCTGACCCGCCCGGCAGATTAATAAAATGATCAACGTCCGCGCCGGCCCACTTATAAATAGCCTGATCGTCATCACCCGCACAGTACATCCGCTTGGCATTGCCGTCGAGCAGATGCGCGATCTCCCACTGCAAAGGGCTTAAATCCTGCGCTTCGTCCAGAAAAACCAAATCAAAATGGGGGCAACAAATGTCCCCCTCTTTGACAAAATTCTCCAGCATGTCCGTAAAGTCAAATAGCTCCATGCTTTCTTTGTATTCTCTCAGGCACCGGTCAACGTAGTCGACGGTGTTCCAATCCTGATCAATGGTGCTGGCGTTATATTGTTCGCGTAGCGGGACACGCCGCAGTCTGGCTAAATTAATCAGCCCCAGTATCGGGTCGGTGCTGGTCGCCAGCGAGGGTAAATCTTCGTCAAAGTTCGTATTGTTAGGCGCCCCCAGCGTCACCCCCATCGCCCTTGAAAGTTCCCGGTAGTGAGAATCCTGCATGATCTGCTCTGGCTGAATAGCGGTCATGGTCAACGCCAGACTGTGCAGGGTACGGAAAAACTCCAGATCGGCCCGTGGGTCGAGGTTAAATCTTTTGGCAGCCCGTTCCTTGGCTTCGCCAGCCGCCTTGCGGGTGAAGGCCAAAAAGGCGATCTGCTGGGGCACAGTGCCGTTCTCCAAGGCGTCATCGACCATGTTAAGCAATGTCGTGGTTTTCCCAGTGCCCGGTGGGCCAAAGATTCTAAACACCCTCAGAGGGCTCCTCAATCGAGGCTACGACTTGTTTATAGACCTCAAAGACTGCCTCGTAGTGCCTAATAATTTGCCGCACGCGCTCTCTGGAGAGCCCTACGCGGCGGCCTATAGCCGCCATCGTCATGTGGTTCTCATGATACAGCTCGTAAATGTGAAGGTTGCGCGAACGCTGTTCGGCTTTCAAAACGGTGTCTCCTGCGTATTAAATTGGGGGGTGGCCAACGAAACGTCGGCTGACTCGAAAGCGGGGATTTGCCACACCCGCACGGCACGGCCTTTGATTTTAAGGACAACGCTCTCGCCGTTCTTATCCCGCAATCGTTGGGCAATCTTGTGACTTTTATATTCAAAAAATTTGTTCTTCCGCAGAAACGCTTCCAAGTCCTTCAGCCTGAAATAAGTCACGCCGTTCTCCTCATCGGTCCAAGGCCGCCGCAGCAGGATTTCCTCCCGGTCCTGCGCTTGTTGCAGGTGCCGGCAGAATTCTTCTAGGTAATCATAGAACTGACCGCTGGTGCTGGCATCCTCGGCCACGTCAATAATGGCCGTATCATTTTCTCTCATTTCGCTCATCAAGGCGCCAATCCGGCCTTCCCAGCTCTGTTTCTGCACAGATCGCGGCATAAAATTAAGCTGTTCCATACAGCTTTTCTGAAACGTCGCCTGATTCAGCAATGCCTCGGTGTCCAGTTCAAGCGGTTCGCCGTTGATGTCCAGAAACCACACCGGCGGGGTGGAGTTATATTTTCGCAGGTTAGCCATCTCGGCCCCCGCCACCAGCGCCCCTATCCCGAACTTTCTGGTCTGGCACAGGGTTCGGTTACAGCAGCTATTTATAGGCGCGTCCGAACATTTGTACGCGTAATCTTTGCGTTGGAGCTGCTTGGCCACGATGTTGACCTCGTTCAGAGGCAGTGGTGGCGCCAGATACTCCATGTTGTATTTAAGGATCTCGTCTTCCCAGCTATCGGGGTAAGCCTTACGCAGATAAACACCTATGTTAAAGAGTCCATTGTTGCGTCCCCCTTCTGAAATTTTATCGGTACAGAGTATTTGCAGGCACGGCGGCCCATCTTTCAAAAGGTCAGCGTCACCATTGCGGGTGACCTGTAATTTAATAATTTCCTCGGGGGTCTGCACATGCTGCTCGTGCAGCGTAAAAAACTCTTCCAGCGTGGCTGACGTGCCATCATCCAGAAACGCGTAGCGCAGGCCATCCTCGGCGTTGTAATACGGCAGATTGAGAAAGTTGCCCACATCGCCCCGGTCCAGATGCAACTTAATTTGCTTGGGAAATATCTCAGAATTACCGTAACCCAACCCCGCCCCAACGTTTTGCAGGGCTTTCTGCATGTCGGCGGCATCAACCCACGCGTTGGCAAACAGGTAGCAGTGAGCGCCGCCGCTTTTGCTGCGGCAGACCACCAACGGCAGTTTCATGCGTCGAATCTTTTCAACCAACAACTTGTGGTCAAGCGGGTATTGGTCAATGTCGATAGCGCCCCACTGGCACTGGTTATCGGCATTGATGGGGATAATGCCGAGCCCTTGGGTCTTGCCTTTTAGGTGGTTTTCCCAGACCAGATCGGTCGGTGGTTCGCGGACCACGCCGCCTTTCCCGGTGTTCTTACCGTTATTTTCCGTTTTCTCTATGCGGTAATAGCCGTAGGCAGTTGCGAGTCCGACAAATATTTTTTTGAATTTTGTGACGGAATCCATCAAACATCTCTGACAAGCGAACGAAGAAGCGGGGCCGAAGCCCCGCGCTTAGACTAGAATGGAGTGTTGGACTCCGATTCGCGGTCTTGTTCGTGCTTCACGTTGACGTCGCCACTGGCGATCTGCTCATTGAAAGCCTTGGCTTCGCGATAAAAATTCGCGTTCTCAATCGGCCCATCACAAGCTATTTCCCAGCCGTACCAATTACCCTTGGAATTGCTCTCTTGAGTCGAGGTCAGCGTATAGACATGTGAGAAGCGGGCTGGCCGAAACGTCTTGCCCTCGGCATTGGTCATCGTGCGGTTGACAATCATGCTATTCCACTTCCGCGACTTTTTAAGCTGCGTCGCTTTCATAGCAATCAAGGCTGGACTAAAGGTTTCCCGGTCCAGAACCAGCACATAATGCTGATGCGTTTCCTCAAGGTAGTTACCATCACCATCAACAATCACATCCTTATTGTTTTCGTCGCGAACCGTTTCTGGCATGACATCGCCGGGCTCGTAGACTTTGACCGGCGCACCAGTGCCCGAACCGCGTGGCGCCCACTCGATAAACCGGCGCTGGTAGGCGCAACTGATGACTTTAATACCTTCGTCGCCATCAAAGCACTCTCCAGTGACGGTGTTCCAGATGCTACCTTTCTTGCCGTCAATGTCGCCGTCTTCCTGACCAGAGACAATCTTGAGCCACGGCAGAGCCAGATCATCTTCACCTAGATCGACTGTGCCCATATTGGCATCTTCCTCAAACAAAGCAGGGTCCAATATGGCTAACTCACTGCTTGACTTTTCTGCGATTTCTTTTGCTGCTGGCATGATTAGCCCCTCTTCTTGATTGATGCTCTGCGACCGACCCATGCGCCAAAAAGGTGCATTGGGAACTCGTCGCCGGCTTCTACGCGCTCTTTGATAAAGGCCCGTAGTGTTTGTGGATGAATTTCGGTTTTCTGGTCGGCGGTGTAAAGTTGGCGACCTATATCGCTCTTCTGGGCCTCCACCAGTTCCTTGAACGCCTTGGCTTTTTCGTCTTCGCCGCGACCAAACTGCACAGCGACGGTGTTCTTGATAATGTCGTCGTGTTCGTGCTCGCGAAGCCACTCGTAAGCCTGTTCGCGGTCGTCCACGCGGATTGTCGCGCCGTAGGTTGATTTGACGGTGACCTCGGCGCCGTCGTCCAACTTGAACGATTGCAAGCCGAGTTCGTCTAAGATCGCCGGCAAATCTTCGTCCGACAATTTCAACAACAACTTTTTTTCGCTTTTGAGTTTCTCCTCTAGCTGCGATATGCTGTCTTCTTTCTTGCGAATGGCTCGGGCGAGTTCTGCAACAGAACCAAGAGCCTTGGTATCGACGTTCTCAACGGATGCGGTGAGATGCTTTTCAACATCTGCTTCCATCTCAGACCATAAATCGGTCATAGTTTTCTCCTTCTTTCGTGATTAAACCCTTTCGGGCCTTGACAAAGACTGATAATATCTCATATTCAACCTATGTCAAGAAAAAAAATGAAATACGATTTTAAGACTGAACCGTTCGATCATCAGAAAGATGTGTTAAAGGAATCGTGGGCCGAGAGCCACTACGCGCTATTTATGGAAATGGGCACAGGCAAGTCCAAGGTTGTGGTCGACAACATGGCGGTGCTGCACGAAACCGGGGAAATCAACGCCGCGCTGATCATTGCGCCCAAAGGCGTTTTTGACAACTGGGTTATGCAGGAAATTCCCACACACATGCCGGATCGCATCACAGTGCAGCTACTAAGGTGGCAACCCAACCTGACAAAAACCTTCGAGGAAAAGCTCACCACGCTCGTTCTGGAGCCGTTTAACGGCCTGAAAATCTTAGTCATGAATGTAGAGGGGTTAAGCACGGCAAAGGCCCTGAAGGCCGCTACGTTGTTTCTGACGAAGAACCCGAACAATATGGTGGTTGTCGATGAAAGCACGACCATTAAGAATCGGAAGGCGAAGCGCACGGCCAACATTATTGGGCTTAGAAACCACAGCAAGTACCGCCGGATCTTGACCGGTAGCCCGATCACCAAGTCACCTATGGATTTGTTCGCGCAATGTGAGTTTTTGCAGCCGAAATGTCTGGGTTTCGGCAGCTACTACGCGTATCAGGGGCGGTATGCCAACGTTCAGCGGCGCAACATGGGGCCACGGCAGTTTAACCAAATTGTTGGCTATAAAAGGCTCGATGAATTGTCCGAAAAACTGGACATCTTCAGCAACAGGGTATTGAAGCAGGATTGTCTGGATCTGCCGGACAAGGTTTACATTCGCCGTGACGTCAACCTGACTGCCGAGCAGGTAAAAATGTATCGCCAGATGCAAAAGCTGGCGCTGGCGCGGTTTGAGAGCGGAGAGCTTTCGACCACGGCCAGCATTCTGACCCAGATTATGCGATTACAGCAGATATGTTGCGGTTTTCTGGCACCAGACGACGAATCCATACAGTCGATTGACAACCACAGGCTGAACGAATTGATGAGTGTGATTGATGAGTTACAGGGAAAGGCGATTATTTGGGCATCGTGGACCCACAATATCCAAGAAATCGCTACGGCCCTGCGCGACCGCTTCGGACCCGAGGCGGTTGCAACCTATTATGGTCAGACCCCACAGGACGAACGGCAGGAGATCATTGAGCGGTTTCAAGATCCCGATAGCTCACTGTTGTTTTTCGTGGGTCAACCGAAAACGGGCGGATTTGGTATTACGCTGACAGCCGCGCAAACCATGATCTACTACAGCAATAGCTATGATCTTGAAGTTCGCCTCCAAAGTGAAGACCGGGCTCACCGGATCGGTCAGACCAACAAAGTGACTTATGTCGATCTTATTGCGCCCGGCACTATCGACGAAAAGATCCTGAAAGCGCTCCACAACAAGATTAATTTGGCCAGTCAGGTTTTGGGCGAAGACGCGAAAGACTGGCTCAAGTAGGTTAACATTCTATTCGTCCGCATTGCCGGATGTTTCTCATATGCCTTCTCTGCTCATTTCGCTTTTGAACGGCGGACTTTCGTTTGGTTTCCTGCCAGCCGTCATAG